ACAACATTGAAATGTTAGTTTCAATATTATTAATTAAAGCAAGTTTTGATAATTCATGACAAGCAAATGCATACCAGGCATCGACTCTTCCATCAAGAGACGGAGTGCCAATTAAAACACGCATCGGCATTTTTTCATTTTTTTCCGATGTTTGCTTAATTTTCATTGTTGTTTTTAAATTGTGGTTTTATTTTAATAGTTTTAGGGACTACTTGTTGCTTTAATTAATCCCTAAAACACATAACAATTAACTTAAAGTATTAATATCAAAATTATCTTCGCGTTGTTCCGTGGGAGGGTTGACAATGCTAGCATACATGCTGTCAAAAACTTGATCTAAGTGTGCAGTACTGCACATACCAAGAAGTTCTGCCCTGGTGAAACCAGTAGGAACTTTATTAAGATACTCAACATCAACCTGTTTGCTAAAGTCACGAGTTAAATCGTTACAAGTGTAAACAATAGTTAAATCCCATTCTTTAACTTTGCCGTTGGTTTTAACGGTTGGAATTGCTTTTGAAAGTGCTTTAGTGGCACCACTTGCATATTGGAAAGTCATAAATAAATCCTTTTGCAATTTCTATTGTAGCTAATACTATGGCTTTATAGGCCAATTAATATTCCAAGGAAATCCAGTTTGTTGTGTAATATCCCTTAATGACTGGCGATAAGTAAGCCAAAGAGCAGAGTCTACGGGAGAGTCTGGAAGTTGTGTCCAGTCTGAATTAATTAAACAACGATTTCGTTCTGCGCGGATATTAGCGCTGGCTTGTTCTTCAGGTAACTCTTGTAGTTGCCACGTCTGAGTCCATGTGCCATCAATAAATTCTACGCTTTGCTTAACGCGGTGCGTTTTATTATCAAAATCAGGAGTTGCTGTAGGCGTAACTGGATATACGTCAAAAGCAGAAAGTGCATCTTCGGTTATAGGATTTGGAAAAGAAATATTGGGATTTTCTTTTTTAAGATCACTAATATTATATGGAAACTTAGAAACACTATTATTGACAATTTTTACATACATAATAAAACTCCAAGAAAAAAATTAAAGGTCATAAGACCAAATAACGCCCTCATTGTAACCAGTAATATACATTTTGGTTCCATCGTCTTTAAAAAATAATCCCTCTGGACGTGACTCTTTCACACTTACACTAAAATTTTGTAAATAACTAGCAGTAGAAATATCCCATGCAGTGGATAAATCATATTCATATACAGCGTCTCCACCGGTGCCAATAATATACATCTTAGTTCCATCATCTTTAAAAAATAAATCTTGTGGATCTGTGTCTTGCGCACTTACACTAAAGCTTTGTACATAACTAGTATACTGAACAGACCATGCACTGGGGGAATTATATTCATATACAGCGTCTCCACCGGAACCAACAAAATACACTTTGGTTCCATCGGGTTTCCAAAATAATCCATTTGGAAGTGAGTCGTATCCACCTATATAAAGACTTTGATTATAACTAGCAGTAGAAATATCCCATGCAGTGGATAAATTGTATTGTAGTATCCTGCGTTGACCATTTCCAACAACATACATTCTCATTCCATCAGGTCTAAAAACTAATCCCCTTGGAGATGGCTCGTAGTATAAACCCGAATTTAAATTATAATTTTGTACATAACTAGCAGTAGCTTGATTCCAGGCAGTGGATAAATTATATTCATATACATTGTCATCAATATAGTTAATAGTATACATCTTAGTTCCATCGGGTTTTAAAAATACATCAGAAAGTCGATCTTCTTGTGTTGGCTTATAATAATCTGAAGTTGGGTAAGTAAAAGAAGCCGTTGAAAGATTCCAGGCCGTAGATAGGTCGTATGCGAATACCTTATCTTCAAAAGTGCCAATAACATACATCTTAGTTCCATCGCTTTTAAAAAATAATCCAGCTGGAGATCCTTCTTGCGCACTTACACTAAAATTTCGTACATAACTAGCAGTAGAAATATCCCATGCAGTGGATAAACTATATTCATTTATATCGCCTCCAGAACCGCCAACAACATACATTTTGGTTCCATCAGATTTAAAAAATAAATCCATTGGTAATCCTTCTTGCGCACTTACACTAAAATTTTGTGAATAACTAGCAGTAGAAACATCCCATGCAGTGGATAAATTATATTGAACTACATTGTCTGAATTAAAGCCAATAATATACATTCTGGTTCCATCAGGTTTAAAATATAATCCAGTTGGATATACCTCTAGTCCAGTTACACTAAAATTTTGTAAATAACTAGCAGTAGAAACATCCCATGCAGTGGATAAATTATATTCATTTACATTGCCTGCACTATAGCCAATAACATACATCTTAGTTCCATCGCTTTTAAAAAATAATCCCTGTGGAGTTGTTTCTTGCGCACTTACACTAAAATTTTGTATATAACTAGCAGTAGAAACATCCCATGCAGTGGATAAATTATATTCATATACCTTGTCTAAACCGTAGCCAACAACATACATTTTGGTGCCATCGCTTTTAAAAGATAATCCAGTTGGAGATTTTTCTTGGTCACCTACATAAAAATAATTTAATGGTGTACCATTGTAACTAGCTTTTGATAGATCCCAACCCCCTACTTGACTGCCAGCTGCAGCCAATAAATAAGATGCAAGTAAACTCATTATGCAAAGCTCCCGCCATATGCACCATAAAGTGTGGTGCTGAACTTCCAGAATACTAGTATATCATCATCAGTAAATGTTGGAGCAGTGTTACCAGCAGAAGTAACCCAAGTAATTGTGGGCCATGTCAAAGTATAACTTGAACCAGAAATCAAATGTAATACGACAGATTCACCAGAAACTAAGGCTTCAGTAAATGTTGTATTTGCACTTATTGTTCTAGATTGAATACCCCCATTGGCTGGATTTATTTCAGTACCTGTTATTACTGCGGTTGTTTGTGCAAATGCATTACCGCTAACAACACCTGCACTATCAACATAAATTCTTTCAGTAGAACCAGCACCAATTCTAATAATTCCTTGATCGCTTGATGAACCTGATATCTGTCCAATAATAGTATTATCACCTGAAACAATAGAATAACCTGCTTGATAACCTATTCCAATATTTCCCGATTTAGTAGTACTATAAAGTGCTCCATAACCAACTGCAGTGTTCCAAGATCCTGTACTGTTTTGATCTAATGCTTGATAACCTACGGCAGTATTATAAGATCCTATAGTGTTCCTATCTAATGCTTCATAACCTACTGCAACATTTCTTTGTCCAGTTGAATTCCAATTTAACGCATACGCACCTACTGCAGTATTTCTGTCTCCAGCTGTGTTATTGTCTATTGCATTATAACCTACTGCAGTATTATAATCTCCAATACTGTTAGCATATAGCGCAGCCCTACCTAGTGCAGTATTCCCGAGTCCAGTTTTATTAATAGCGAGTGCATCACTACCTACTGCAGTATTATATGTTCCTGTAGTATTGAGCTCAGCTGCCCTTGTGCCTATCGCAACATTTAATTGAGCAATGTTATTGCGCATTGCTCGGTAACCTACTGCAGTATTATCATTTGTATTAATATTTAAGCCTAACGCTTGAACACCTACTGCAACATTTCTTATTCCTTTAGTATTACCGGATAAAGCATCATAGCCTATTGCAGTATTGTCTGCTCCAGTCGTATTAACAGTAAGTGTTTTATAACCTACTGAAGTATTTCCTGTTCCGGTAGTATTAAATCTTGCTGATTGATAACCAATTGCAGTATTATAACTTACTACATTATCTCTTAATGCTTCATGACCTAATGCAGTATTGGAATTTCCTGTACTATTGGTATATAGCGATTTATAACCAAATGCACTATTTCCATTGCCTATAGTATTAGTAGCTAGTGCAGCATAACCAAATGCATCATTAAAACGTCCTGAAGTATTGGCAGTAAGGGCATAACCACCTACCGCAGTATTTCCAGTACCATCAGAAGTAATACCTGTTCCAGCTCCTGCACCTAATGCAGTAGTAAAAGGTGCGGCATTATCTGTTATACCACTAAGACTTGCAACTGCACCCCAACTTAAATTACCAGCTGCGTCACTTAATAATGCATCTCCAGAAGTAGTTGCATCAGCAGCTGGTAATACCCAAGTGACATCAGAAGCAACTACATTGGGAGATTTAAAAGCAACCCAATTAGATGAATCTCCGTCATATAATTTAATTTCACCTGTTGAAGGTATATTTAATTCATTAAAATATCCGGTATCTCCTGTAACAGTAGTACCGCTAACAAGCGTAAATACACCAGTACCACCAGTTAAGCTACTAAAATTACCAGTAGCTCCCGAAACAGTAGTACCGCTAACAAGCGTAAATACACCAGTGCCAACCGTTAAATGATCAAAGGTACCTGTTGAATGCGTTACACTTCCTGCTGTAATACTTTCACCAGAAATAATACCTTTGACTTCTAAATTAGTTCCATACCCATAATTAATTCCTAAAAAAGTAAAACCACTTGCAATTCCACCGCTATAAATAATTTCAGTATTAACTTCTGTTAAATCTAAAGCTCCCGTGTATTGATAGTAACCATTCCCATCTGAAGAGTCATTTGTTAAAACTCCACTATCTTCAATAAGAACAATTTCATTTTGTGCAATAGTAATTGAAGTGCCAGAAGTTGTTGCGTTAACAATAAAATCGCCTGTTGTTGAAACTTGAGTAAACGTGGCTACTGCATAACCAGTAGGATTTGCGACTGTAAGAGTCACATCTCCAGAGCCACTTACTGATGCCTGGTAAAAATAAGAAGAGCCAGTTGATCCTATTCCACTTCCAAAAACACCTGATCCTGTAACCCAAATATCTTCAGCAAAAAATGCGTCACCAGTAACAGTTAATTTATATCTGGTAATGCCTGTGTCAACAGTTAATGTGCCAAAATAACCAGTAGAGCTTGAAATAGTTGTACCCGTTAAATAAGTAAAAACACCAGTGTCTACATTTACTGTTGCAAAATCACCAGTAGTACCTGTAATTGTGCCACCTGTTAATAAATCAAAATTACCACCGCTACCTGAAATAATTAAGCCTGTTATATTTGCATCTGTAAATAAACCACTGGCACCTGAAACATAACCCCCAGTAGTTGTAATGTTACCTGTTGTTTCAATAACGAAATTAGCAACTGTAAAGTTACCTGTTGTAAAACTAGCTGTTATACCTGTAATTAAAGTAACTCCAGAAATAGTAGTGATTATTCCACTAGTTCCACTGATGGTATCAAAATCCCCTGTGGCACCTTGAACAGTAGTTCCGGTAACAAGAGTAAATGTACCAGTTCCACCAGTTAAATTAGCAAACTTACCAGTGGTTCCTGTTACAGTTGTTCCACTGACAAGAGTAAAGGTTCCTGTTCCTGCCGTTGCTTGGGTAAAACTACCAGTAGAGCCTGTAACGGTGGTTCCGCTAACAAGCGTAAACGTACCAGTTCCACCTGTTAGTGTTGGAAATTGACCAGTGGTTCCTGTAATGGTATTGCCATAAATGGTTCCACCTGAAATAGTAGTACTACCTGTTAAATTACTAAAGGTAGCTGCAGAACCTGTAATTGTATCTGTGGAAATTAAATTGGGTACAACTAAATTTCCATAGTAACCACTTGCATTATTGCCTTCAAAATTAAAACCATTTCCACCACTGTAATTCAGTGTTGTGTTATCGCCTACAATATTTGTAGTGCCTGTATTTATATAGTAACCAGCACCACTTGCTCTATTGGCTACAGGTATAACTAATGGATCTTGAATATAAACAACACCACTTGGCTCAACAGTAATTACATTTCCTGATGTGCTTGAATTTACTATAAAGTCATAACCAGTTGCTCTAGCAACTGTTGTAATTCCTGTAATTAAAGCATCTTCGCCAACATATAATTTTTTACCAACAGTTAAATCGCCAGTTAGAGTTAAACTAGGAAAACTTAAAGAGCTTGTAAAAGTACCTGTTGCTGCTGTAATTGATGTAAAGTTTCCTGTATCGCCAGTGACTGTAGTTCCACTTATAAGAGTAAATGTGCCTGTATCGGTACTTAAATTATTAAAATTACCAGTTGCACCAGAAATAGTAGTGCCTGTTAAGTAAGTAAAACTTCCAGTGTCTGCCGTTAAATTACTAAAGTTACCTGTGTCTCCTGTAACATTTCCTCCTGAAACATAAGTAAAAAATCCTGACGTACTAGTTAAATTAACAATTTGTCCAGTTGTTCCAGTAATTGTTGTTCCTTTTACCGTATCTCCTGATACCAAAACAAAATTACCAGTACCTCCTGTTAATGTTCCTAATTGACCTGTTGTTCCGGTAACTGTTGCGCCTGAAACAAGCGTAAATTTTCCAGTGCCTGCATCTAATACAGAATACTGGCCAGTAGCACCTGTAATTGTAGTGCCAGTAATATTGGTCGCAGTAAATTTAGTAAAATTACCAGTGTCTCCTGTTATTGTTGCACCTGATATGGTGCTTGTAACTGTGACATTTGTGCCAGAAATTGTAGTAATACTGGCAGTAATACCGCTTATATTTTGACCAGTGACATTAGTAAAAGCACCTGTGGCGCCCGTAACAGTTTGACCAGAAAGTCTGACAAAATTTCCGCTGCCTCCAGTTATAGTTGTAACTGTTAAATCTAATATATTTCCGGTATCGGTAAAAAGATTACCAACATTTACAACTGCTCCAGTAATATTCGCGCCACTTAATAGACTAGTAAATGTACCAGTTCCTGTACAATTTAAACGATTAAAAGTACTTACACCTGTAACATCAATAGTTGCAGGAGAAAAATTTCCTCCGACAGAAAGATCTCCGGTAACCGTTAAGTTACCAGAAACAGTTCCGCCAGTTAATTGAAGATAATAAAAATTATAGTATTCTTTTGAAGAAGCAAACGTAAATTTTTTATTCTTTAAACCAGGGTCAACCTCAGAAACATCAACAAGCGTATACAGATCATCGTCTGCAATACTAGAGGCATTAATAGCGCCTAGTTCTGTAATCTTTCTATCAGCCACTTAACTACATACAACCTGTTCCATCATTATAAATCCCCTGTATCTGATTTATTTTTGTACTTTGATTTCAATTTTAGGTAAAATATTTGTTGCATAATTCCAGCAAGATTGTACCCCAAAGACTAATCCGCAAGAAATTGCAAGCATTAAAATAATTTCTGCGACTGTAAGATTTCTTCTATTGTTTACCAAGGGGGGGTTAACAATTTTGCTTTGAGCGGGGGGTTGCATTTGTTGTTGAACTTGATTTTGTTCAAATGCTAATCTTTGCTGCAAAGCCTGTTGAATTGCAAGTTCTTTAGCTTGTTTCTTCAGCTGCTCCAGCATTTCTGGGGTGATCTGTTGCTGAGGCTGACTGGAAGGAACTTGGCTTTCCATCTGACAATTTTGTTTTTTATACACTAGCATTAATTAAAACAAACTGCATGATGACTGGAATTAGAAAAGCAATAGAAGACGTTGCCCATGAACTAAAAGGAATTAAAAATATTCTTAATTCTTTATGGTTTGAAAAAACTAAAGACGATAAAACTATTTCTTTATGTCCTGATGCTTATGCCGATGAGTACGTTTCAACGGAAGAATGCGGACGCCGTTTAAATGTATCTGATCAAACAATTAGAAATTGGATCGCAGTCGGCCGAAATAAAGCTGACAAAGGATGGAAAGAAGGTATACACTATATAAATATTGCGCCTGATCCTGGAAAAAAAGCGATTATTCGTATTCCTTGGAATCAATTGATTCAATCTTTTAGTAAGAATAAAAAAATTGAGTCAAGCGATTTTTTCAAAAGCGCTTTATACAAAACCTCTCACAAAGATACTTTATAATATGGCACATCGTTTTGATGGAATTGATTTTTCAATTCTTACAATTAAAAACTATAAACAAATATTGCCAGAATCTTTAGTTAAACAGGTTTTATATTTTTTACCTCCTTTTGGTTCTTTTGATGATGGATGTCTTAGACGGTATCTAGAAAACATAAAAAATTATGAGGAAGAAGATGAAGGTTTAGGCATGACTTTAGCCAACCGATTAAGGTTGGCTTTTAAAGATATGCAAGCAGATACAATTTGTGGTAAATTTCCACTTGCAGAACTACCTTTAAAAAGACGACTGCGGTGCGTAGCTGAATACTTAATTCGATCGGGAGAATTTGATAAGTTAAAAGATGAAAACGGAAAGCTAATTAAAAAACGTGGCAACCTTGGCAAACTTGTTGTAATATACAAACCACTACCAAAACTATTAGACTCTTTATTAAAACAAGGTTTGATTAAACATGAACAAGAGAGAAAAATTAATTCGTGCGACCTTAGGTGAAGACATTAATGAGGAAAAACTTAAAATGTTAAACACAACATCCAAATTTATTTTGGGTGACATGTGTGAAATGTATAGAAAATTCTGGGCTATTGAAGGGCCTGGTGTTCTTTGTTTTCAACCTACTGGTCAACGTGCGGTATTCTTTTTAACTTTAAAAGAACTTCATGCCGCACAAGAAGAATGTGAGACACAAAATAATGGCGATTTAGCTGAAACATTTAGAAGAGTGTTGGCTGCAGCACAAAAAATTAACCCAGAAGAAAAAGCTGGTTATATTATTAATGACAATGAAGGAATTCGTTATTTTGAAGTAGATTACGAAAAAGACAAAGATTAATGGCAATACCTAATGTTCGCAAAGGTTTGAATGAAGACCGAGAATATATTACAAATTATGACTTGACTTCTGCTGCTCATCAATTATTGGGTGGCATTGAGTTAGACGTGGCAAGTTCTAAAGTTGCCAATGAATATATTCAGGCAGAAAATTTTTTTACTCCTACCGATGATGGTTTAAATGTACAGGACTGGTACGGTCGTGTTTATTTATTTCCACCTTCTGGTGCTTATTTCTGGAATAAAAAAGAAGATCGCTGGAAAATGACTAGGGCTTCTTCTCCTTCTTTAACTTCATCTCACGCTGTTTGGTTCCGTAAGCTTTACAGGTCTTGGTGGAAAGGAGATATAGAACAAGGTCTTTATTTTACCAACTGTCCTGATATGATTCGTTATGAACAAAAAATTTTTGATTTTCCTGTTTGTATTTTAAAAACAGCGCCAACACTAATAAAACATACCAGTGAAGGAATTGGCATACAGCGGACTTGTACTTCTCTTTTGGTTTATCTGCAGCCAAAACAAGACACCACATTTTTTACAGAAAAATTTATTGACATTTATTCCCCAAAGGGGCGCATAATTGTTTAATGTAGTTATACCAAGAAAATTCAAAATTTATGTCGGTGTTGTCAGACTGGGAAATCAAAGAGTTGGCTGAACAGCAGGACATGATTTCTCCTTTTATTGATTATTCATGTAAGGAAAAAGATGGGAAACGTATTCTTAGCTACGGGCTTGGTTCTTATGGTTATGATATTCGTCTATCTCCTAGCCAATGTTTAATTTTTGGTGGCACTCAAAGAGGAGATTGTGATCCAAAAAATTTTAATTCAGATGATATTTTAAAATCAGCTGAATTGTTGGAAGATGAAAATGGCCA